CCGATCTTTGGTTCTGACATTATATTCACCATCCTTTGTGTTTTGTATTACATTATATATAATGTACTTTAAAAGTACAAGTAAAAGATTGTGGAAGAAAAATATGATAAAAAAAAGAAAGAGGTTGTGGTTAATGTTGTATTATTGTATTATTAAACTATAAAACAACAACACAAGGAGCAATACAATGAAATACAGCAGAGAATACAGAATCAGCACAGTCAATAAATACACTAAATGCTTTTCACCGATAGGTTATAGTGCAACATACAAAGAGGCAAAAAAGATGGCTAGAGAACTGCTAAAGATAAGCAATAGTGAATGTGGAGCTAAAATTGACTATATAGACGATAGCAAGAAGTATTCAACTTTAATTTACATGTAAGAACAAAACAACAACACGGGGCAATACGATGAACATAGCAACAGAAATCACAACTAATAACACAAAAGAAGAAGTGATCAATATGCTGGGCGTAACAAACTCAGAAGCTACTTTTAGCGACGAAAGAGTAGATGAAATAGATCAAGACTGGTGCGAAGGTGAAACAACTGTATTCTTCACGGACGGAAGTTCTATAATAATAGAGGGTTGCGAAGTGAGAGCAGGAATGGCTAATAAGACGGAGACAAGAGAAGAACTAGAAGCTTTGATGGACTGGGATTTGAGTCAGCGATATTATAAATGAGGATGAAAATGACGATGAATATCTCCGAAATCAGCAACTTTAACGACACGATCGCGGATCTCTCACGACTACGCACTACTCTCAAAGAGTGCGTTATCGCACTCGATGACATCGTAGCTAGTGTCGCTCTTGGCTCACTGTCTAACAACGACGCAAAACATGCAATATATTATCTCAGTCACGAAAAATACGTGCTAGAGGGAAGAATACAACAAATTAAAAAAGGATAATAGCATGGAACAAGATTACGATCATTATGATGATGAATATTACAAAGACGAAACAATAGAAGAAAGAATAAATAGGCAACACAAAGAAATGCACTCTATATTAAGAGACATAGGGGAACTAGTAAATTGCGTATGTGTTGAGGATAGAAAAGAACACTTTTTTTTCGCACTTATGAAGGTGAAGGAATGCTTATTCGCAATCGATCCAAGAACGCCGCTCAATAAAGAACTAGAAGGAACAAAGAGATGATGATACTTATTGCAATAGTAGCTTGGGTCGGCGGGTTCAGTTGCGGTTGTATACACATGAGAACTCAGGATTTAAAAAATGATATTAAACGTAGGGGAAGGAAATAAGATGGGTTGCGGATTTGATAAACACGAGAAAATCGAGAATAACATAAAACGGTTATTAGAAATAGCGGAGTCACAGGCTGAATGTGTTGACCATCAAAAGGATATACTTTCACAATTCTTAAAGTCGTTCGTTTCTATATATAAAAGAATTGAAGATGTAGAAGATCAAGTCGACAAGCTAATAAAACAACAGGAGAAGGGAAAATGATACAAAACAACAACAACGAAGAAGTTTCAGTAGGAGAGTGGGTCGGCATGCTTTTTTTATCGATAATACCGTTCGTGAGTATTATAACGTTGCTTATACTCGCATTTAGCGGAAACACTAATCGAAATCTTGCAAACTGGGCAAAGGCAAAGCTTATTTTTACGGGTTTTCTTTTTGTGCTTTTTATCATGCTTGTAATGATAATACGTTAGTTGATCTTTGTATCGGTGCAAAAGAGAAATAAAATCATCGAAAACAATACGCCGATAGACATAGTAAAGGCTTTATGATATAATCGTGACATACTTGACAACGCAATTTAAAGCTATTGAACTACGGAATCGCAAGGGTTTCAATAATAGTGTAACGAAGACGATGCTTAATCTTTGGGGTGATTATGCCGGAGATAACGATTACAGTACCAGGAGATCCGAAGGGGCAGCCACGTCCCAGGTTTTCGCGATGCGGTGGGTTTACGAGGGTTTACGATCCGGCGGCGAAGATGAAGAAGTCCATCGGTAATATAATCTCACAGCAGTTTAAGGGTGATATCATACATTCAGCAATAGAAGTTGATATCGTCTTTTATATGCCCATTGTCAAAAGCACCACAAAGCGTAATCGGGTGTTAATGCTTGAGAACAGAATCAAGCACACGAAGAAAATCGATATTGATAATGCACAGAAGCTTTTTTTTGATGTAATGTCGGGTTTGATATACCACGATGACAATCAGATATGGAAAGTAGAGGCTAAAAAGCTGTATAGTGAGATACCGAGAACATGCATTAAATTAAAATACTAGACAAGCGCGGATAGCTCAGTTGGTAGAGAGAGATGGGGGAAATCCTTCACTAGGTCGCCGGTTCAAGTCCGGCTCCGCGGTTTAATTCCTTCAGACCAGCAGTCGCGAGCTGGATGATAGACAATGCACTATCATATCAGATATGCTGTGAGACGAAGACGTTTACTAGTGACGTAAGAGTCAATCTGGAAATCTGTAGTGGATCCTAGAAGGTGGCGCGGGAGTAATTACCCGCGTCGTATTTTTAAAAATACAAAACAAAGGAAATATCATGGAAGCAACACCAAATTTACAACGACAAGAAACAGTATCAAGCGTTCATTGGTATGCTTATGCAAATGATACAGTAGAAAGATACATGACACAAACACCTCCAGCTTCGCTCAGCGATACTGATTCAAAGATCAGCGAACTCGCTACAATCATAGAAGATGGCAATGATTAAATACCCAGATAGAATACCGTACGAGACCTGGACAAACTCCCAGCTTTCAACCGCTAGACATTTCGGAGGTTGTACGATTGGGGAAGAACACTATTACATCGCTTTCGATAGCTGTACGCCAGAGATAGTTGATGGTGAGGAGTTGTGGAAGCCTGATCTTGTAAGAAGTAGCAGCGATGAGTGATAAAGAAGAAATTGAGGCTTTAAAGGCTGAGATAGCCTCGATGAGGAAGACAATAGATGAGATGCGATCAACGTACTATATCTTCAAAAATATGATAGAGCTACATGAAAAGACTTACGGAGAGCTGAAGGGGATAGGCATTGAGTAAAGACGAAAGCATTACGACAACAGACATTCCAGATGGAACAGCGAGCGGCGTTCTAGAAGGCTCGGATCGATATTGCACCCCTCTCGGAGATATAGTACATTGCACCTCGAAGCAAAACAATTTGGAAGGAAGGAATTAAGATGGAAGAAAAGATGGAGATAGAGTACTGGGATATCGAAAGATTGATCGAGTACGCAAGGAATCCTAGGAAAAACGATCACGCAGTAGATAATTTCGCCGCAGGTATACGAGAATTTGGTTTTAGAATACCGATATTGGTTAAGTCAGACGGTACTATAATTGACGGTCACCTTCGTCTTAAAGCTGCTAAAAAATTAAATATGGCAAAAGTCCCTGTCATTATTTCTGATGACATGACAGAAGCAAAACTGAAAGCATTTCGCATATCTGTGAATAAGATGGCAGAGTTTGCAGAGTGGGATAATGAACTACTTCGCATAGAGTTTGAAGAGATTTCGGCTCTTGGATTTGATGTTGATACTACTGGTTTTACTGAAAAAGACTTCGAAGAGATAGGGTTTGAAAAAGATGGAGAGGGAGGAACAGAGGGTCTTACTGATCCTGACGAGCTTCCAGAGTTGCCAGAAAAGCCTATGTCAAGGGTAGGGGATATATGGAAGCTTGGAGATCACAGGCTTTTATGTGGAAGCAGCACTGATATTGAATTAGTTGAATCATTTATGGGTAATGTTAAAGCTGATTTATGGTTGACTGACCCTCCTTATAATGTTGCTTACGAGGGAAAGACTGCGGACTCATTAACAATAGAAAATGACTCGATGAATGACGAAAGTTTCAGGTCGTTTCTTAAAGATAGCTATTCATCTGCACATAATATAATGAAAGAGGGCGCATCGTTTTACATTTGGCATGCTGATTCAGAAGGGTATAATTTCAGAGGTACATGTAGAGATGTTGGTTTAAAAGTAAGACAATGCCTGATATGGGCTAAGAATGCATTTGTTTTAGGACGTCAGGATTATCATTGGCAGCATGAGCCATGTCTTTATGGATGGAAAGATGGAGCTGCTCATACGTGGGAAACTGATAGAAAACAAACAACGCTTCTTGAATTTGACAGACCTCAAAGAAATGCTGAACATCCTACAATGAAGCCTGTAGCTCTTTTTGAGTACTTAGTCACTAATAGCTCAAGGAAAGGAGCTGTTGTTTTTGACGGGTTTTGCGGATCAGGAACAACAGTATTGGCATGTGAAAAGACTGGAAGGACAAGTTATTCTATTGAGCTAGATCCGAGGTATTGTGACGTCATAATAAATAGATGGCAGGATTTTACAGGGAAGCAGGCTACTAATGAAAAAACAGGGATAAATTTTGGTGTTTTAAGATCTTAGCAAGATCAAGGGGTAATATATAAATGGAAAATTCAAGATCAATATCATTTTTCACATCTGAATCCGTTTCGATGGGTCATCCTGATAAAATAGCAGACCAGATATCAGACGCCGTTCTTGATGCATGTCTCACCGATGATCCAGAATCTCGAGTTGCATGTGAAACACTTGTATCAACAGGACTTGTTGTGATATCTGGTGAGATAACAACAAAGACTTACGTTAATTGCTCAGATATAGCAAAAAATGTTATTAAAGAAATTGGATATAATGATTCATCTTTAGGATTCGACTCGGAGTCCTGTGCTGTACTTGTCAATATCAAGAAGCAGTCTAAGGATATATCGCAAGGCGTTACAAACGGAGAGGGGCTTCATAAAGAGCAAGGCGCTGGAGATCAGGGCATGATGTTCGGATATGCTTGTGATGAAACACCAGAACTTATGCCGTTACCAATAATGCTATCACACGCTCTTATCAAAGAGTTGCAAAACCGTCGTGTCAATGATGATATTGCCTACCTTCGTCCCGACGCAAAAAGCCAGGTAACCGTAGAATATGATGAAAATAATACCCCTCAGCGTGTCGAAGCTGTCGTAATCTCAACGCAACACTCAGCCGACGTCGACTATGATACTATCCATAAGGATATGCTTGCTCTCATCAAAGATGTCATCCCTGAAAACCTTCTCGACGATAGGACTCTCTACCATATAAATCCTACAGGACGATTCGTTATAGGTGGTCCTAAAGGAGACTGTGGAGTTACGGGGCGTAAGATCATTGTCGATACCTACGGTGGAATCGCTCGTCATGGTGGTGGCTGCTTTTCTGGAAAAGACCCTTCAAAGGTCGACAGGTCAGGTGCATATATGGCACGATATATCGCTAAAAACATCGTCGCGGCAGGGCTTGCCAAGAGATGCGAGATACAGCTTGCCTATGCAATCGGAGTTTCAGAGCCTGTGTCAATAAAGGTGGATACGTTTGATACAGGAAAAGTGTCAGATTATCAATTAACTAAAGCGATTAGAAATGTGTTCGATATGACTCCACGAGGAATAATTGAGAGTCTTGATTTAAAAAGACCTGTATACAGAAATACGGCTTCTGGTGGACACTTTGGAAGATGTGAGAAAGGATTTACATGGGAAAAAATCGACAGAATAAATGACCTTAAAAGATTCTTAGATTTAGGAGTTTAATATTTTGACTGATTTAACACCGAAGCAAGAAAAGTTTGCGCAGCTCCTTGAAGAGGGAATGAACCAATCCGACGCTTATAGGAAAGCTTACAACGCTGAAAAGATGACAGACAAGACTATATGCGAGAAGGCTTCAATACTTGCAAGTAACGGCAAGATAAGGGCAAGGCGCGAAGAGATACGCGCTCCAGTGCTTGATAAGGTAGGCTATAGCATTGAGGCTCACCTTGAAAGACTTGAAATCTTATCTTCTATGGCATCAAAAGCTGGTCAATTCACCGCCGCTGTCAACGCGGAAACTAATCGTGGAAAATGTTCTGGCTTTTATGTCGAGAAGGTCGACGTTACGACAAAAGGTGAAAGCATAGCTCCTACGATTATCGAGATCGTTGCGCCATCGATGGTAGACGGGAAAGTTCATGATGACAAAAGCTAAAATAGAATTGCCCCCGAAATTAATCCCTATCTTAGCTCCGCCACTTGGGACTTTCCGGTACAGGGCGCTCAGGGGTGGTCGCGGGGGCTCGAAGTCATTTTCGTGCGCCTTAATGGCGGCAGTATGGGGATATAAAGAACCTTTGCGAATATTATGCGTGCGAGAGTTTCAGTCTTCTATAAAATACAGCTTCCATGCCGAGCTAAAAAATGCAATAGAGTCAAAGCCATGGTTGGCTGCTGCTTATGACGTTGGTGTTGATTATATAAAAGGCTCCAATGGCACGGTTTTTATCTTTAAGGGAATTAGGAACTCCCCGTCTTCTATTAAGTCGTTGAGCCACATAAATTTATGTATAGTGGAAGAGGCTGAAGATCTAGGTGAGGAGGGTTGGCTAGCTCTTGAACCCACAATTAGAGCGCCCAAATCTGAGATTATAGCAATATGGAATCCTAAGCGTGAAAATAGCCCAGTAGATAAGAGATTCGTAAAAAATCCCCCAAAGAATGCTGCCATAGTAGAGATTTCTCACCATGAAAACCCGTGGTTTTCTGATGTACTGGAAGCCCAGCGCCTCAGAGACCGCGACATTATGAGTCCAGCAACCTATAACCACGTGTGGAACGGCGCTTACCTCAAAAACGACGAAGCCTCAGTCTTCCACAACAAATGGTCGGTCGAAGACTTTACTCCGCAGAAAGACTGGGACGGTGCTTACTTCGGGCTGGATTTTGGATTTTCGACGGATCCCACAGCCGCAGTGAAATGTTGGATACACGACGAAAACCTCTATATTGAATATGACTGCAGCAAA